GTGGTAGAGGATTCGGATATTTCCTTTACGGTTAGATATTGCAGAGCATTATCGGATATTGATTCCACCAAATGCCGGGTTCTTTTTGATGGTGCTGTTTATAACATCGTTTCCATTGACCACATGAATTTCAAGAAGAAATGTCTGAAGTTCAAATGTGAGAAAGAGAGGAAGAAGTAATGGCAACAAAGATCGATAACCTTGCCCAGGAGATTATGGAAGGTTTGAAGGAATATGCTGACCTTGCTTCTGACGATGTGAAGAAAGCAGTCCGAAAGGCAGGCAATGAGGTCAGAAAAGAAATCTCTGCATCTGCTCCGGCTGATACCGGAAAGTATGCAAAATCGTGGACAGTGAAGAAGACAAAGGAAACATCGAATTCCTTAGAGGTGACTGTACATTCCAAGAACCGATATCAGCTTGCCCACCTTCTGGAACATGGTCATGCCAAGCGTGGAGGTGGCAGAGTCGCTGCAAGACCTCATATCGCACAGGCAGAGCAGAATGCTGTAGAAACATTGGAAACAGAAATCAGCAGAGCACTGGGAGGTATGTGATGGATAAGCTATTAAAAATGTTAGAGGAGATGGACATTCCCTTTGCATACGATCACTTTGCAGAGGGAGAAAGTCCTGATCCGCCATTTATCTGTTATTTGATTCCCGGCACAGATCACTTTTCTGCTGACGGAAGAGTCTATAAAAAGATAAATGAGATTCATATAGAACTGTACACCGATTTCAAGGACTTGTCGGTGGAGCAGAAAGTTGAGGCTGTACTTGATGAGCACGGCATTTTTTATGATCACACAGAGACGTGGATCGAAAGTGAAAAGATGTATGAAGTCCTATATTCATTTGAAATGGAGACTTAAGCTATGGCAAATAAAATCAAATATAATTTAAAGAATGTACACGCTGCAAAGCTGACCTTATCAGATAGTGGCGAGTATACATATGACACACCAAAGGCAATCCCAGGTGCTGTCAGTATCAGCTTAGATGCTGAAGGTGAATCAAATCCGTTTTATGCAGATGGAATTGTTTAC